TTCTTTACCTCCTAAATTTAGTTTTAAATAATTCATATCTTATTAATTTTAGTTTATACGTTTAAATCTGTTTCTGAAATTGAGCCTGAACCCAAGAAAGTTCCTGAATAAGTCGCTTCACCATCTGCTGGGAATGACTCTGAAAATTCAGTAAATAAAGCCTTACCGAATCTTGTGGTTACAGTATCATCTGAATTAGTTGTTTCTTGCTTCCAGAAGATAGGCTGATTGTTGTTAATTGAATCATCTTGTAATTTAGATAAATCAATACTTGTCGCCTTTTCCCCGTCATCTTCGATTGATACCGCTTCCCATGTCAATTGATATGTTTGGTTCGTGTACGTTGGTAGCGGGTTAATATCACACTTTGTAATAGTTCCGTCATTAGTATTGTTCGTCTTTGTAATGTCATTTGTTGTTAAACAACCGATTGGGTAATAATCTTCGGCAACTACAGTTCCCGCAGCGTTTTTGATAGGGGTATACACGAATAAAACCGTATTTCTACCTAATCTTTTAATTTCGTTTGCCATTTTTATTTAATATTAAAGTTAAAATTTATAATTTGTCGATAAATAGTTTCAGTGCTTGTACTTATTGATAGGTCATTTGGCATTGTAACATTAAAGTATTGAACTTTAAAATTCTCAATCTCAATATTTTTGCAACGTGATAAAATTTCCTCTACAATATCATCAAGCATTGCACGACTCCCAACATTCCCCGATTTACGCACAATAACATCTAAATTAATACTTCTGTTCTTATCAATTGAGCATTTAGATTGCCAGTCTTCACTACCTGTTTGTGTAGACAAAATTATTAAAAAATTGTCATTATTAGGTGTGTGAGAATCATAAACTTTAACGGTTTGTCCTTGCACAATAATACCGTTTAAAGTGTCAAAAAAATACTTTCTAATATATTTGTTCGGGTTCTCCATTATCTTCGGTTAAATTGCGCTACAAGGTTAACAAACGCGTCTCTTATATCTTGATTGAATTGTCTTTCTCCTTTGTGAAATGCAGGGATTAAATACGGATATGGTTTTAAGTAACCTTTACCGTTAACATAGAATGCCATTGCTGTTTCTTCCCAACCTTGAGGCACTTCAACAAATACACCCGTACCAAATTCAACATAAGCCCCCATAGGCAATTCGTTAACACCAACAAACCATCTAAAATCAGTTTCTTTTGTTGCTGATATTGATTGAGCAATTTTATGATAGTCAACGGGCGAAGCTTGTAACGTTGTTTTCGCGTCCGTTGCCACTTGTTGAGCTGTTGCCGTGATAATAGACTTTGTAATCGTTTCCCCACGATTTTGCAATTCTCTAAGCATTCTGTTGATACCTGCTACACCTCTAACTCTCATAATTCATCAGTATAAAGTGAAATTTCCATTGATTCAAATGAATAATCCTGAATAACTTTAATATAAAATTCTTTGCCTTTATATTTTACAAAGTGATTTTCAGTGTATTCAATTCCGTTTTTTTTACCTCTCACAGAAAATATTGTTGGATTTTTGAAATCCTGGATTCCGAAGTTTACAAACTTATTTCCCGCATTGGTTGTAATTTTAGCGTAAACAGATTTTACGAATACATCAGACGCAATTTGTCCTCCATAACCGTCAGGAACGTATGTTTTAACGTATATATCTATTTTTCTATCGTAGTGTCTTGATAACATTTTAAACTGCTATAAATCGTCTGTTAGTATCAATAATCTGTTTTACACTTTGAGGAAGTAACGTTGTATTTTCGTTTTTCTCGCTTTCGTAGTACCATACTTTAATCATCTGTAAAGCACAATCTATTAACTCACTCGGAGCATTATCACGGCTTGTATAACCTATATTTAATGTTACCGAAGCATTTCCAACAAATTTAATAAAACCACTGTAATATAATGGGTGTACATCTTCGGGAAACGTAGTTGTATTTACGGGGAAATCGAAAACATTAATATCATTATAACAACCGTCAACATATAACGAATTATACGTTTTATCCTGCACTCTGAAAATATGGTTTGTTTGCTTTTCTATATATCCAAATGCAGAATTAATCATACGTCCAATATCGTCATTTTCGTCATCGTAATCAGGTTCTAAACGCAAATAACGTTTAACCTCAGCAAGTGGCAATATGTTTTCGTAATTATTCATTTTCTCTAATTCGCTTTACATCTCTATTAACAGCATCAATTATAAGATCTTTAGCTTTTTTTAGATAATCCAACGTATAAAATAATACATCTCTTTCCCCCAATTGTAATGTTAATTCGTCATTAACTTTTCTTGTTACATGTGGGCTATTTACTAACTCTTGTAATTTACCTATCAATTCTGTTTGTTGCTCAAGTCTTAATTCATAAAGACTAATAATTGAATCTAATTTCATATTTATTAATTTTAATTCTGTTGTATTTTTTGATAATCAATGCCATGTTCCCAATCCGGTTCAAATGAATCCTTCTTGCATGGTATTTCCATAACTAATTCACCCGTAATTTTTAACCAACGTAAATCTTCTTTGATTAAAATTTCTTCTGCTAACTGCCATGTTGGGGCTTCAATTCTTTGTCCTTCAAGCTTTACAAATTGCTTAAATTTATGATCCCAGACTTTCATTTCAGTGCAAAATATTGGCATTATATATTTATTAAATCGTTATACACCATCATATTCTTTATCATAAATAACATCACCTATTGTTGTATCATTTCTCATTTTCTTCGTTTTTAGGCGTTTCTTTTTGTTCTGCTTTACCGTCTAAAGTAACTTTCTTTTTACGTCCTTTCGGTTGTGGTGCATCGGCTTTCCCTTTTGACACTTCCGTTTGTGTAACTTTTTCGGCTTTTTTAGCGTCAACGTAAACCGCTAACCCTTTATCAACGGCGTTTTTATTGCGCATTGAACCAAGGTTAACAATATCACCAACCTTGAGCTTTTTATTAGCTACAGTATCGGTACACGGTTGAATAATTCTAATATCTCCCATTGTAATTATTTTAATGTAAATATAATAAATTTCAAATTAATTGAAATATTTTTGATTAACTATTGTTTTGTATTTCTTTTTGATTTATATTTGCATTATTTTTAATCTTTAAAACAATAAAATTTATGAAAGTAATTGAAACAACGGAATTTTACGGAGAAGAAGGAGCGTCTAAAATTACAGTAGAATTAATCTGCGATAATGGAGACAAAGAAAGTGTAGGATTTGGAGAAGGCGAACCTGAAGATATGTATTTATTCAGGGATTTATCAGATGCTTATAGTTTAGTTAGTTTTGCTAAGACAGCTTATGAAGCGGGTAAAAGAGGCGAATCATTTGATTTGGAAGAAATAGAAGAAGGAAATGATGATTAATTTTTAACCATTAGAAAACCCCTACCTTAAAAAAGTAGGGGAAAACTAATAAAATATGAATTAAACAGATTTTTTAAACTCCGCCTTCACCTTCAAGATCTCCAGTTACTAAAGCATTGTTATTGTAAACAGCTAACGCCGCTCTTTCCTCAATTCTGAACATCAATTTGTTTTGTTTTGCTAATGCAGCATCCTCAAACATTCTTAGTTCCGGTTGCATTCTCTTAACGAATTGAGTAGCTCTTGCATCCATTGCCAAGAATTCACCTGTAGGCATTGAAGTAGTAGAAAGTACATTCAAACCTCCTACTTGAAGATTACCATTGCTAAATGCTACTGAACCTTGTGGAAGATTGTATTCTCCTGATCCTATTGCTTTGTTAAGACCAATTCCAACCGCTGCTCTTGGCTTCATTACTACGTGAGTAGGCGAATACATGTCTTTAGTGTCTTCAACAATTTGCCCCCAAGCAGCATCGATAATTCTATCTACTGAATTGGTATAAGTTCCATTGTAAGCCGTAGCCTTAGCCAATAGACCAGTAACAGCTCTATTCAAAATAAAGTCGTTTTCTTTTGCTTTAAGGTCTAATAATAGCCTGTTTTGTAGGTAAGAAGTTAACCATGCAATATCATCTAACATAGCTCTATCAACAATTACGATACCCGCTAACCAAGAGAAAGAAATAGTTTCAGTTGTAAGGTCATAATCAACCTGAGGTTTGTTTCCTGTAGTCCATTCATCAATTCCACCTTCAGAACCGTTTTCTTTAGGATAAACAATTTGAGTTCCTGTAGAAGTTCCACCAGGCAAAATATCACCTAAAAACTGTCTTTCGTAAGGATTAATTAAAAGTCCTGTTCTTGCATCCTGATATAGAGCTGTCGCACCTGGGAAGTTACCCGCAATAGACATATCTCCAACCGCTTTCATTTCAAGATTTTTAGTTCCGAATCCTGCTTGAATGTTTTGGATTTGCTCCGCATTCGCTTCGATGGTTTCTTTAATAACCTCGTTGAAAGATTTTGTTTTAACCTCTTGCTTTCCACCTTGCATCTTAATATCCAACTTATCAATTTGCTCCTGCATTGTTTTGAAATCTTCAGGGGAAATTGAACCAGCATTTAACATTTCATCGAATTTAACTTGCAATTCGTTATGTTTCTTTTCTAATCCTTCAAATTCAGCCTTTGAGCCTTCAAATTTCGCATTAATTTCTTTTTTGTTGTCGTCCAAATTTTTCTGTAGAACGCCCTCAAATTCTTTAATATCCATTTTTAATTAAATTTAAAATTATTGATTATGTTAGTTAACGGCGCAAAATCAATGGTGTCTTCTTCGGACGGCGATTCATTTTGGGTGTCAATTGATTTTAATATATTTTCTATTTGTTTTAATCTTGCATCTGAATAAGGCAGATTATAAGCTTTTTCAATCAGTTCTAAAATTCCGCAAGCTGATTTAATATTCTTGAAGCCTTGCACCGTTGAAAGTTGATTTGCTCCCCAACTTGTCAGGAAAGAATATTCCATTAACTTATACTCCGTGATAATAGATTTATTTTTTTCATCACGTCTCATAATGTTATATCCTATTGATAATTCAGCATTAAGACCATTATCATACATCAGTTTAATATCATTGAACAAATCACGCCCTAAGGCAGTTTTCATATTAAATTGAGACTTAGTAAGCAACCCGAAATCATCCTTTGTGTCAATTTCCAAAGGAACGCCAACCATTTCACGTGGATTATGATTTTTTAAAACACGAATACGCTTGAAATTCTCATTCACAGTCTTATCAAAAGAACCTTTCGCCGAAATATCACCGTCAGAGTCTTTAAAATCATACGCATTAGCATAAGCAACGACAATACCCTTTTCTTCTTCAAGGTCTTTCAGCGAGTGAGATAATTGCTTTAAATTCATAGCAAAATTTTATGTAAATATAATAATTTTTAATTAAATGTAAAAAAATGTGTTAAAACGCTTGGTTTGTATTTTGAAATGTATTACATTTGCATTATTAATCTTTAAAACAATAAATTTATGAAAGCAGTTTACAAACTACATTTCGATTGTGGCAGAATGGGAGAATTAAATGGTTTATTCATTTCCGACACAGATAAAGTAAGAGAACTTATTGAATCAGGCGCAGATGTTTATTTTGGCGAAGTATTAGGTAAACATTCTGAGGTTTGTGGACCTATTGAAGAATCAGACATTTCTTTAGTTTCAACAGACGAAAATGTAATTAAAGTTATTGAAGAACATGGATTGGAAAATGGTTATAATCCTTTCGATTACATCGAACAAGATGAAGATTATGAAGACGAAGAATAGTTAACAAAACAACCCACTTTAATCGGTGGGTTTTTCTTTTAAAAATCTGTAAAAATCAACCGTCCGTTTTCGTCTCGTTTTGGCTCGTAGCCTCGTGCGCAACGGCAATTTACTACCTCTTTAGCGGGTGCGCCATTTGAACTATCTCCAGGAAACTTTAACTTATAACCTCCAACTGTAAACAATTCATTTTGCAAAACTACTTGACCGTTAGCTTCACCGTGTGAACGTCTTTCCCTTCCGTCACGCCTTGCAATCCATCGTTTAGTCATTACTAATCCTGAAACTTCTCCTACCATTTCAGACGCTGCATTCATGGCAAAAGTTGTTTCTGTACGTGCTATTCTTAACGCTTGCCATTTGTAGAAATTCGGATCATCGACAACCTTTATAATCCTTTCCGCCATTTGTTCGACAGTTTCTAATTCATACGTTCCTGCTTTAATTTCTTCTACAACAGCCTTTGCCATAGTTTCCGAAATAGACGTTATATTTTGCCCTCCATATTGATTATAATAGTCAATTACTCTGTCACGGAATTCTACGCTGTAAAAAGGATATTTTGATCCGTTAGCGATTTCTAATGTAATTTCTTGCGCTAATTTTTTCCCTTGTTTTGTCCCCCAGTCAATACCGATAGTGTAATCTATTTTATAAAGTATTTTTTTTAGTTCTAATGGGTTAACAGCTAACTGAACAATAGCCGAATTTAAAGTATCATTAAACGAAAGATTATTGAAATTGATACGCTTAAACATTTTACGCATATGTTTTAATAATATACGCAATGCCATAGCCTCATAAATAGCATGAGCCTTTGAAAATTCGTTTAAAAATTCTTCATCGTTCATAAAAGTTTTAATACTTCTTTCAATTCATCTAAATCTAATTTTGTTACATGGTAAACTTCGCTACCAAGATATATAAGACATTTATCTATTTTATCAACTTTTCTAATATGTTTAAAATTAATTAAACACCCATCTAATTCTATCATATTTTATTGTTTATAAGACTTATTAATATCTGAAGTGTTAATTGATATTTCATCAACACGATTACCTTGCGGATCTCTAGGAACGTCCATGCCGTCAATATCTGTATTAGTTTCGTAGTTTACAGCTAATCTAATTTCATTAGGCGTTAAATAAGCCTTACTCATCCATTCTACCATTTCCTTAATATCTTCCTGCATTTCGGGTAATTCGCTAATATCGAACTCTAAAACGCAATTTTCGTAGCCTTTAAATTTCTGAATGAAGTTTTTATTCAATGCTTCTGCCAAATCATCTAAATCAGGCTTAATATTATCTAAAACAACCCTTTTACGCTCTTCTTTGATGTTGTTGTATGTCATAGACTCGCCACGATTCAATAATAGCGTAGACCAGCCGAAAACGTTACATATTTGACGCTCGTCATAGTCTAAAAAATCAAAAGGTTTTAATTCGTCAGTGGTAAGAGATAACCGTGTAAATTCTAAAGGCATCGAAGCTCCCGCAATCCTTGATAGTTGGTCAGGTGATTTATCCATTTCAACCAACCTTTGTTTAAATTGCGTTGCTTGTTCGGGCGTTAAATTGCCATCCTTTCCAAAGAAGAAACCAAATACACCCCTGTTTTTAGATGATTTTACGTTGTTGTCTAAAGTGTTGTTGGACGCTTCAATATTCTTTAAAAGTGAAGCCATTGGCGACAATCCATATAAATGCGAACCGTTTTGACTGTAAAAAGGATTTGGAGTCTTTACATGAATAACGTTTTCAGCAGGAAATTTAATTGCTATTTCTCCTTCTGTTAGCTTGTAATAATCAATAGGATTTTCTTCGTATAAATCGTATGTATCGCCTTTTAAAACAAATTCAGTCATTTGAGACGGCAAAACATAAACTAAACTTGGAATACCTTTATTTACCCCATCGTCAGGCGCAATATTTAGCCAATAAAAATTTCCTGTTGTTTTTCTGTAAAGCTTATAAAGTGAAATTATATCTTTCCAAGTTTGATTTGGATTCGGACGCTCCAACGGGAATGGCATTTCTTTTTCTTCGTACGCATTAGCCTTTAGTTTGATATGCTCTAAGTAATTTTTAGCTGTGTAAATGCCGTTTAATCTTTCTTCAAAGTCTCTTAATTTTTCATAGGCTTTTTGATCTTTGATTTTACGAACATAGAACGGAACCAATTTTGATTTATTACACATCTGATCCACAACGGAAAAAACTATCGGGTTTATTCGATAGCCTTTATTTAAAAACGTTTTATTCTTTTCGTCATAGGTAGACCCTCCCATTCCAAAAGCTTGTAAAAAAGCTCTATTAAAATTATTAATGAACTCCTTATCTATTTTGTTTGTTTGCGTGTTATTGCTACCGTTAAAAATCCGTGTAAACCAATTCTCAGCCATCAGATAAATTTTAAGTCAAAATTAGTGAAAATTAATTTAAGTTGATAATTTCGACTATTGTAAATCTCATTAGCTTTATCAATACTCTTTTCTTTACATTCTTGATCATTCCAGCCCATTAGATTAAATTCATTTGAGAAATAACACATACAGCCCCCTAATTTAGCTTTTCTAAAAGTTAAATTTATATCAATTGAGTTAAACCAATTAATTATTTTTCTATTTTGATAGCCTTTGTCTAAAGTATAAAAATGTGATACATTTCCCAATGTTAATTCAAAATCTTCTTTTGCTTTTCCTGTCAACATATAGTTTTATTTAATAGGTGATATTATTTTTTTTATTTTCATGCCTAACCCAAACTGATCTTTTATAGCATGTGCGGCTCTTTGTAATTTACATTCATCGTCTATCTGAGAATTTATTATAACTTCAAAATAAAGATAAAAATCATCAGACTTAACAAGATTAGCTCCCATTTCTGATAAAGATTGAATCATCGCTTTAAACATATCGTTTTATTTAATTGTTAATTCTTCTCCTGTTAGGGCGTAATAAAGGTTTTGTAATTGGTGAACGTATTTAATTTCACGAATAGGAATGCTCTCATTTTCGTTAATTCTAAATCGAACATCTATTTTTTTATTTACAATAAGCCAAAACTCGATAACTAATTTACTGTTTACGAACTGCCAGTCTGCTCTTTTTTCGAAGCCCATTTTCAAAAGCCACTCTTCCGTTAGCTCGATGGGCTTAATTTCTTCTATTAAATAGAAATATGTAGAACCATGCATTGAGTCTGAATAAACATAAACCCCTGCATCTGTTGTGCCACATATCTCAATTAATCTATCTTTATGTTGTACTAAATTATTTACCCTTAAATCTGTTGCTTTCATATCTTTGTTTTTAAGTTGTTAGTAAATTATTTATATTGATAAATAGTGAGTATAATTGTGTATAATAAAACAACTCCAAAACTTATTATAAGCCAAGCTAACCAATTATCATATTTTTCTTTTATAATTTTATTTT